TAACGCGCCACAAGTCCGGAACCACCCTTGACATAACGCCTGACGCGGGCGGAATAAATACGCGTTGCCGCCGCCGCGGGGCGGGATACAAGTACCCCGGCAGAAAAAGGGGTAGCCCCATGCGGGAATCGACCCCTGAAAAAAATCAGAAAGACACGGCAAACACCATTGCCGCGTAAATAGACAACATTGCCCGATAGACCAATCGGGCGGCATTTCGATCCGCAGACCAGCGGGGAGAGGAGTAATGAAATGACAGATACCATGTACGACGATGCCTTTGGCGTAGACCTGAGCGACGTGCTGTCGGGGGAAGCCCTCGCGGACGAGACGGTGGCTGAAGACGTCGGCTCTGCTGGCGGCGAGGGCCAGCAGGAACCGGAGAATGCGGGCGCTGAGAATGCCGGTGGCGATGACGGCCACGCGGCCGAAGGGAGCGAGAATGGAGCCGGGACGCCGGAAACGTTTGAGCTGACCTATCTGGGGGAGAAGCGCACGGTAAACCGGGCGGAAGTGGTGCAGCTCGCACAGAAGGGGCTGAACCATGACCGATTGCAGGAGCAGTGGAACGGACTTAAGGCGTCGAGAGACGAGCTCCAGGGCTGGCGGCAGGCGAATCAGGGCGCGGTTGACGAAGTCACGGCGTATCTGAAAGAGACGGGCGGCAATGACATCGGACAGGTGCTTGATGAGCTGCGGGTGTCTCAGCTGCAGAAGCAGGGCCTGTCGGAGGACGTCGCGCGGGAACGCGTGGCGCGCCAGCGTGCGGAGCGCCAGCTGATGGCAGGGCGAGCGTCGCAGTCTGAGGCTGAGAACCGGCGTCATCAGGCCGCTGATGATATCGCTGCCTTCCGGCGGGCGTATCCGAATGTCGCGGTCGACGCGGCGCTTCTGGGGCGTCTGAAAGACGATCTGGCGGCGACGGGCAATCTATCGAGCGCGTATATGCGCGCGGAGAATCGCAGGCTTGCCGCGGAGCTGGAGGCATCGAAGAAGGCTGCAGCGGCCGCCGCGCAGAATGCCTCGAACCGTCAGCGGAGCGCTGGCTCTCAGAAGTCGAGCGGCGGAGAAGCGCAGGACGATCAGTTCCTGAATGCACTGTTTTCGGAGGCATAACGAGTTCGGCCCCACCGATAAATGGAGGGGCATATGGCCGTTATCAATCTTGCAACCAAGTACGCCGAACAGGCGGTTGAGCGTTTTTATCTCGAATCCATCACGGACGCGGCTTTCGACAAGTCGCATGACAGCGAATTTGTCGGCGTCAAGACCGTAAGAATCTATGACATCGGCACTGCGCCGGTCAATGACTACCAGCGCAGCGGCACGAGCCGCTACGGCTCCGTGGACGAGCTGTCTGACTCCATTCAGGAGCTGCAGATGACGCAGGACAAGTCGTCCACGTGGAGCATCGACAAGGGCAACAAAAAGGAGCAGTACAACGTCAAGCAGGCGGGCGAAACGCTGCAGCGCCAGCTGCGCGAGAAGTACACGCCGATGATCGACAAGTACCGCATGCAGAAGTGGGCCGACGGAGCCGGTATCGCGAAGGCACTGACTGCCGCGCCGACCAAGAGCACCATCGTCAGCGCCATGCTGGACGCTGCGGCTGCTCTGGATGACGCCGGTGTGCCGGAATCCGGCCGCATGTTCTTCGTGCCGACGTCCTACTACAAGCACATCCTGCTTTCTGACGAGTTCTCGAAGGCGGATGCACTGATGGTGAAGGCCCTCGGCAAGGGCACGGTCGGCGAGCTGTTCGGCATCCCCGTCAAGAAGGTCCCGACCAGCTACATGCCGACGGACGTGTATTTCATGCTGATCTATAAGGGCGCTGCTGTTTCCCCGGTCAAGCTGCAGGACTACAAGATCAACACGGAGCCGCAGGGCATTTCCGGCGATCTCGTCGAGATGCGCCTGATGTACGATGCCTTTGTGCTGGGCACGAAGGCCAGCGGCATCTACATTGCCACGGCAACGGGCAAGGTCGCCACGACGCCGACGATTGCTTTCGCGAGCAACGTCATGACGCTCACCGGCGACGAAGGCGCGACTTTTGTGTACACGACGGACGGCAGCGATCCGCGCTATTCCAAGAGCGCTGTGACCTATAGCAGCACCAGCAAGCCGACTATCGAGGCCGGTGCAACGGTCAAGGCCGCCGCGACGAAGTCCGGCGTCTATCAGTCCGGCGTTGCCGAGAAGGTCAATAGCTGACACATACCAACAGGACACGGCGGTGGGGCAACTCACCGCCGTTTGTCATATAACACATTCCACAGGAGGTAATCATGGCAGTACATATCATTCTGGCGGCGATGGCCGTTGCCATTGCACTGCTGGCCATTGGATACGTTGGCCTGAGCCGCGAGACACGCAGGCGGACGGGGTGGCTGGAGCGAAGGCTCGGAGATGAACAGATCGTGACGAAGGGCATGACGGACAACATTGCCCGTCTGAACGACGGATACCGTGATCTTAAAGGCAAGGTCGACGCCATGAGCGACGCCGTTATGCCGGATGATTCCCTCGCCCGCCGGGCCAAGGAAGAGATCGATAAGTTCAACGCCGGTATCCATAATATCCTGACCTATAACGGCCCGACGCACGACCAGCGAGGGGAGTAACCCGTGAAGCAGGTAAAACCGGATATCCGCACTGTCTGGAACCGCTATCAGCGGGGCGTGCAGTTCAACCAGCAGATCGGCTTATACCAGACGGTCGAAGATAATGAAAATATGTACATCGGCAAGCAGTGGGAGGGCGTGCAGGCAAATGGTCTTCCGACGCCGGTGTTTAATCTCTTAAAGCGCGTGACCATGTTCCAGGTGGCGACCATAACGTCCGATAACATTGCGGTCAGGGCGTCGGCCCTGCAGGCCACGCGCGGATACGCCAAGAAGGACGTCGAAAAGGTGGCCGAGATCATCAACGAGCAGCTGGCTTCTGCATTTGAGCGGAACCGTATTCCGACGATGCTGCGCGAGTACGGCCGTAATGCTGCCGTGGACGGCGATGCCTGCATGTACACCTACTTTGACCCGACCGTTGAAAACGGGCAGGACGTCAAGGGTGAGCTGGTCACGGAGATCATCGAGAATACCCGCGTGCATTTCGGCAATCCCAACAACCGCGATGTGCAGTCGCAGCCGTGGATCATTCTTGCCCGCCGCATGCTGCTCGAGGACGCGCAGTGGCGCGCACGGAACAACGGCATCCCGGAAGACCAGATCGATGCGATCCGGCCGGACGAGCAGGGATACTACAGCAAAATGGACTCCATCACGGACGGCCGCGTGACTGTGCTGCTGTATTTCTGGCGCGACCGCGAGACCGGCACGATCTGGCGCTATGAGAGCACGCAGAACGCCTGCGTTTGCGAGCCGATCGACACCGGCACGAAGCTGTATCCCATCACGTGGCTTTGCTGGGATTATATCCACGATTCCTATCACGGGCAGGCCTCCATCACGCAGCTGCGCCCGAATCAGATTTTTATCAACCGCATGTTTGCCATGGTCTTCCTGAGCCTGATGACGCTGGCCTTCCCGAAGATCATCTATGACAAGACCCGCCTGCCGGGCGGCTGGGATTCCCGCGTCGGCGCGGCGATTGCCGTCAACGGCGGCGACGTCAACAATATCGCCAAGATCATGGACCCGGCGCAGATTTCCCCGCAGGTCGGGCAGTTCATCCAGCTTGCCGTGGACTACACACAGAGTTTTCTGGGCGCTTCTGACGTGGCGATGGGCGACAGCCGCCCGGATAACACGAGCGCCATTCTGGCCCTGCAGCGGGCCGCCAACACGCCGCTGGAGCTGACCAAGCAGAATCTGTATCAGTCCGTCGAAGACCTGTGCAAGATTTATATCGACCAGATGCGTGTGTTCTTCGGCGTGCGCGTCGTCGAGAGCAAACCGCTCGACGTGGCCGATAACAAGCCGCTCGGCATCGACTTCTCGCAGGCGGAATTCCTGCAGGAGTTCGATTTTGCGACGCTGGGCGACATTCCCGTATCGGTCAAGCTGGATGTCGGCGCGTCGTCCTATTGGTCTGAGATCGCATCCATGCAGACGCTGGACAACTTGCTCATGCAGAACAAGATCGGGCTGCGCGAGTATCTGGAGCGTGTTCCTGCCGGATTCATCTCCAAGAAGCAGGAGCTGATCGACCTGTTGGATGCGGCTTCCAGTGCGCCGGTCGGCGGTGGCGGCGGCCCCGTCTCCGGCGAAGGAAGCAAAGTCGATGAGCTGCCCGTGCGGGGCGGCGGTGGTTACGGAGCGCTTCAGCGCGCCGTAACGCAGGAAGGAGCGAGTAGATGAGTCTCCCGAAAATGACAACGCCGGTCAACAACATTTCTCAGTTGGACGACCTGCCGAATGCCGTCGGCGGCCTGAGCGCGGCGGAGCTGAAAGCCCGCTTTGACAAGGCAGGCGGCGACATCCAGACGTTTTTGAACGAAACGCTCGTCCCGGCCATCGAGCAGATGGGCGTGGATGAAGGGACGGCGCGCGACGCGGCTATTCAGGCCGCCATTGATGCGCTGGAGCTGGATACGACCGTCGAGAACCTGCAGAAGGCAATTGTGGCGGCCGAAACCCGCGCGAAAGAATATGCAGACACGAAGGACACTGCTAACCTCACAGCCGCGAAGCAATACGCGGACAGCGCTGCTGCGTCAGCGGCCAGCGCGGCAGTAACCGCAGCAGCCAGCGATGCCACGACCAAGGCCGCGGCAGCACTGACCAATGCAAAGAGTTACACGGACACAAAGGCTGATGCCATTCTTGCCGAAGCGGAACGCGTGTCCGGCTCCGATGCGCAGAACGCGGAGACTGCCGCGAAGCAGTACGCGGATAAGCAGGACGCAGCCACGCTGACGGCCGCCAAGGAGTATACCGACGGAAAAATCCCCTCCAAGCTGCCGAACCCGCAGAAGCTGAAATTCACCGGCGCTGTTACCGGCGAATACGACGGCAGCACCGAGAAGACCATCAATATCCCCGCGGGGGGCAGCGACGTTCCGGCCGTGCTCGGCAATCTGGGCGCAAAGATGGGGGAGTCTGAGGCAGGCGCAGTCCCTGTTTACGCCGGGGACGAGGCGTGGACCATCGAAAAGATCATCAAGGCATACACCGGAGACAACGATCTGAGCGGGTACATCCCGGACACGGCGTGGGTGGTGGCGTATATGGCAGCGCAAAAGGCGCTGCTCAAGCTGCTGCCGGACAGCGCGGCCGCAGACGCCGGGAAGCTGCTGCAGGTCGGCGCGGACGGTGCGGCAGCGTGGGGCAGCAAACTGCCGACGGCGCTGAAAAATCCGAACGCGCTGACCTTTACCGGGGCCGTGACGGGGACTTACGACGGATCGGGGGCGCTGGCGGTCAACATCCCCAACGGGTATCAGCTGACGGACGCCGACAAGCAGGCAATCGCCGCGCTGGTGGCGGCGGATGGCGTGGAATTTACGCTGGCGGACATGCCCACGGGCGGCTCCGGCGGGTCGCTGAAGGCGTTGAGCAGCGTGGCCTCGTACATCGGCATCCCGGCGGCGGACCTGCCGGAAAACGGCGTTGTGTGGGTGAGCTTCGGGGCGGGCGAAAACATGGAGCTGTACACCGGCACGATCACGATACAGGACGCCGGAATCGCGACGAGCGACATGCTTGCGATCACAAACGGGACGGTAAACCCGCTCAATCAGGTCGCGTGGATCAGCGACGGAATCGCATTTTACGGGATGACGACGTCGAACTACCGCGGCGTGTACATGGTCGTAAGCGGATAGGAGGGCATATGGGCATCACAAAACTCAAGGATATCGACACGAGCGGCCTGAGCGAGGCCGACCTGCAGACGCTGCAGGCGACGGAGGCGCGATACGAGGCTGCAGAAAAGCACCGGCCGCTGACGGTCGGCGAGGTTGCCGGGATGCTGATCCGGCAGCAGATCAACACGCTGGCGGTGGACGACCAGACGGCGCTGCGGATGATCGAGTTTTATCCGGCGTGGAAGAGCGGCAAGGCCTACGCAGCGGGCGACAAGTTTGTCTCCGGCGGCAAGCTCTACAAGGTGCTGCAGGCGCACACGTCGCAGGAGACGTGGGTGCCGGGCGCAGCGGGGACGGAGAGTCTGTACGAGCGCATCGACGAGGAGCACGACGGTACAAAGTACGATCCGATCCCCTACGACGGAAACATGGCGCTCGAAAACGGCAAGTATTACACGCAGGGCGGCGTGCTGTACCACTGCACGCGCGACACCGGTAATCCCGTCTACAACGCGCTGAGCGAGCTTGTGGGCATCTACGTGGAGGTGGTCAGCGATGGCGACTAAGGTGCTGGTCAAGGACGGGAAGCTTGCGACGTATGGGGGTAAGGTCGTGGAGGTTGAGGCTTCCGGCGCGGAAGCCATCGAGTGGCATCAGTGCCCGGAGGCCGTTCAGAACTATCTTGCAAACGTGACCTATGACTCGAGCAATTATACGTCCTCGCTCATTGAGACCTACGCCACAGAGGACGTGCAGAGCAACCCTATCGGGGTACAGGCTGGCGGCGTGATGCACTACAACGAGGAGCCAAACGTGGAGACGCCGTGGGCAGCGGGAGAGAAGGCTGGGACGCTGAAACCGCTGGATACTGTGAGATGGATCAAATCGCCGACGCGGAACGTGAGAGACCTCGGGGGATGGCCGTGTGACGGGGGCGCGGTACGATACGGCAAACTGTTCCGCGGCGGTGAGGTAGCAGCGAGCGACACGGAGTTTGTGACGACACTGCACGACGAGGTCGGAATCCGTGCAGAGCTGGAGCTGCAGGGGACGGGCGTTGCAGAGGATTACTCTGTGATCGGCTCGGATGTAGATTTCTGCTGCCCGACAGATGGCGGGGTCTACTGGGCGTACTATTCCATCGCAAGCAAGACGTCCATGCAGCAGGCATTTCGGTTCATTTTCGACAGCGTGGGACGTGGAAGGCCGCTGTATTTCCACTGTTCCGCCGGAGCGGATCGTACCGGAACGATTGCGTGCCTGATCGAGGCACTCCTCGGCATGAGCCAGGGCGACATTGATCGGGATTATGAGTTGACATCCTTCAACGGCTCGACCTATCTGCGCAAGCGCTGCGGCCGCGAGTATGCATCAGGGCAGTGGGAGTACGGCTATAAAAATCTGATCACAGCGATCACAGCGCTCAGCGGAGCGACGTTCCGGGACAAGGTGGTAAATTACATTGCGTCGCTCGGCTTTACTTCGGCGGAGATCAACGCCTTTCGTGTGGCTATGATCGATGGTACGCCTGCGGCAGTATCGCCTGCCGTGGCGACGTACACGGTCAGCAAGACCGCGAGTGGAGCAGAAATCAGCAACAGCGCAACAAGCGCAACGCAATATCAACCGTACACGGCGGAGATTGCGCCGACCAGCGGGAAGGTCATCAGCAGTGTCAAGGTAACGATGGGCGGGCAGGACGTCACAGCGGATGTATTTGCCGGGCAGAAAACGATCAGGCGGCACGCGGTGACAAAAACGCTGAAAAACTGCACGATCGACAATGCTAAAAAAGCGGCGGCGGACGGAGAAGGATATGGGGCGACAATCACTCCGGACAGCGGGTATACGCTTACCGGGGCAACGATAACAATCACGATGGGGGGTGTCGATGTGTCGACATATTATTCCGGAGGTAAAATCGCGATCCCGAGCGTGAATGGGGATATCGCTATAACGGTGACGGCAGTGCCGACAACACCGGCTTACACAAACCTGTTTGACCCAAGCGGAATCCATGCGGGCTATCGTATCAACAGTGGCGCGGCGCTGGAATCCAATTCTGCGCAGAATGTCTCAAACGATATTGAGCTCGGCGGTGCTGGTGTTACAGTGCGGATCAAGGGGAGCAAAGCAAACGTTGCCGCATCGACCTATCGAGTTTGCTACTATAACGGATCGAGCTGGACAGGAGCGGTGTACATCAAAGATACAGCCGGGTACGCTTACGACGCCGCAACGGATACGATCACGTTCACAAGCAACAGCAATGCGCTTTACACAAAGCTCAGATTTAGTTACCCCGCGACGACGGATGCGGCGGGAATCGTCGTAACGGTCAACGAGGTAATCGACTAAGGAGGGCCAAGCATGATCTACTTTGTACCGGGGATGTACATCGAGGAGGGGATGCGGTACACCGACGGGGTACGGCGGTATATCGCGATCCGGTCCGGGCAGGCGGAGAGCCTGACGGACGAGACTTATTTTGAGGCGCTTTAGCGCCGGGAGGAGGACAAGATGCAGCAGTATCAGTGCCTGCTGGTAGCCAACGAGTGCTACAAGCGGCATCGGCTTATGACGCCGACCAAGATCGTCGTACACAGCACGGGGGCAAACAACACGAGCATCAGCCGGTATGTGCAGCCAGTGCCGGGGCAGACAGAGGGGCTTGCGCAGTACCAGCCGACGGAGCGGAGCCTGACGGCCGCGCAGGTGCGGGACATCCTCGGCGCGAACCGATACGGCAACGACTGGAACCGGGGCAGCCTGTACGTCTGCGTGCACGCCTTTATCGGCAAGCTGGCAGACGGCAGCCTCGCGGTCTGCCAGACGCTGCCGTGGAAGATGCGGTGCTGGGGCGTCGGCTCAGGCCGCAAGGGCAGCTACAACGACTGTGCGATCCAGTTTGAGATCTGCGAGGACGACCACAGCGACGCGGCCTACTGCCGAGACACGTTTGAGCTGGCGGCGGAGCTGTGCGCGCACCTGATGCGGGCATACCCCACGATCACGGAGATCGTGTCCCACAACGAGGCCGGGCAGCGGGGCTACGGCTCCGACCACAACGACCCGGACAACTGGTGGCCGCGGCACGGCTACACGATGGGGATGCTGCGGCGGCGCGTGGCGGAGCTGATGGCGGACAAGCCGCAGCCGACGCCGGAGCCTGCGGCAAAAGAGATCTACCGCATCCGCAAGAGCTGGGGCGACGCAGCCAGCCAGATCGGGGCGTACAGCGATCTCAACAACGCCATTGCGGCGTGCCCGACGGGCTACAGCGTGTACGGCCCCGGCGGCAAGGCGGTGTATTCCGGCGGAACGACCGTCCTGCCGGACAGCAAGGTACAGCCGCCGAAGCAGTACACGGCCGGATACCGGCGGAGCTACACCGTCAAAGCCAACGGCGGCCTCCACCTGCGCAAGGGGCCGGGCACGCAGTATGCGAGCCTCCGCGTGATGCCGGACGGCAGCAAGTGCAGCTGCTACGGGTATCACACCGGCGAGTGGCTGTACGTCGTGGACGCAGCTGGCGTGACGGGGTACGCCAAGCTGGAGTTTTTGGAGAGGGCGTGACCGCGTGGATGCTGCAACAATCGTAGCGCTTGCCGTGCCGGTACTCGGCTTTGCGGGTACTTGCGTGACCGCGTGGGCAACGGTGAAGAAGGCAAGCAAAGAGTCCCAAAAGGCGCTGACGGCCCTGCAGGAGCAGATGAAACAGCAGCAGGAGCACGATGATGAGCAATACCTCGGCATCCTGCGGCTTACCATTATGTCCCCCGAGATGCCGATCTCAGAGCGGCTGATCGCCGGGGCGAAGTACATCAAAAAGGGCGGGAACGGCGACGTAAAGCATTATTACGAACGCCTCGTCAAGGAACATACCAAATAGGGGGTACAGAGAATGAAAATGCTGGAAATGATCATCCTGCTTTCCATGGTCATGTGGGACATCATCGACCGCGCAAAGCCCATGTGGGAAAGCCTGAAGAACGGCAAGTACATCCCAATGGCGGTCTCCGCCGTGTTTGCCGGGATGCTGGCGGTCGGGTACCATCTTAATATTATTGCTGCGCTCGGCGTGGAGAACGGCCCGGAATGGCTC